CACAAAAATTCCTTCATAGGACGCTCGAAGCGCTCCTGCAATTTGACTGAAAAGGAACGATTCAATGTCTATGATACCGACCGCCTCCTCAAATCCCCTTCATAGAAAATGGTTTCGACATCTCGATACCCAAACATGTGGTATCTTTTCCATGCTCTTTTGAACGGGAAATTAAATATTCTGCACCACTCAGACAAACATTTTTCTTCCCCATTTATTTTGATTCTGATGTTTGTCGTTTTGTTTTGCGCTTGTAACGCATACGGAATAATAGTGCAGTTTTCAGGAGAATATCCCTTATTTACATCGATTCGTTCAATAGTCAATCCGGGTCTCCACCCGTTTTTTACTGCCCATCCGATAAACACCTGGGAGTCCATCCATTCTTCGCACAAGGTTATTCCTCGTTCTCCGTAAGAATAGAACCGTTGCGACTTTGGGTTTGAACACCTGTTCTTCATGTTCCACCAAGAGTTATAAATTTTCTTGTAATCTGTTTCGCTTAATCCAAACGGGTTCTTTCTCCACTGCACAAAATCCCAACCTTATCTCAAAACCGCTTTGGCAACTGTCAAGAGACTGTCTCTCATGGCCCTGTCCGCATTATAGAATGGCATATGCGGCTTATTGCCGTAGGAGTGCCCCCACCCCTGACCATTTTTGTCTCTTCTTATAACAAGCCTTGGATCATCTGTCGGGAACCACCAGCCATTAGGATCATCCCAATGCCCATTCCCCGGATATGTTCCTGGGCCAAACCCAAAATCATCATCCCATGGATGCCCACCACCATAGCGTACGCCAGCGCCAAACTCAAAGAACAATATTGCTTGCGATTCTGCGTATAGGACATACCGCCCTTCGCCTTTTTTATCCAGTGTCAAACTTTCAATCGTCTCACCAGAAAACACATGTCCCTGCATGACGCTGTAGGCGACAGAGTAGCCAATCTCGCTAAGCTGCTTTGCGATTTCCTCGCCAGCCCCCTCAACCTTCTTCTGATACGCCTTGACTTCCTTCAATGCTTGGTTGATCGAGTCCGTGCTCAGCTTCAGTTTTATTTTTGGCACTTAGCATCGCCGCCTCAATCTCTGCTTTTCTATCAAACAATTTTTGTTCCGCTTCGTACTCAGATACAGAAACCTTTTTGATAGCGTATTGAATACTATTCTTCCATGGAGCTTTCCGCTTCACAATGTAGTTATACGGGCCGTCAGTATCAGCCCCATCTACCCACAAAACGGAATCCTCATCAATTTGGCAGGCCGTATCTGCGGTAGTTGCCGTTCGATCGTAATCCTCCAGTGAGCCGAACTGCTCCACCTCGGAATTGCCCTTGTTCGGGGAAACACACAGCATAGCGGATTTCAATTCGCTGTAAATAGGGACATATGAGCCGGTCGGGTTTCCATATTCATCTACGATTTCCTCTTGACCCTTGTATAGTTTGAAGAAAACAGGCTGTTGATTCCGGAGCAACGATCTCATAGCTCATCATCCTTTCGCTTGATGATGATTTCTCCAGGGGAAAAAGTGAGTGTCACTTCTGCAAATTCGTCCGGCGCACCATCATGTACATCTAACTTTGATACGCTTTTTAAATGGAATCCATCAATAGAAATATCACAAATATTCACACCGGAATATTCAATAACGGTTTTGTGTCCATTCGGATGAACCATCATCCCACCACCTTTGCAACTGGCGTCACTTCCTGCAAGAGCGGTTCAGAAATCCAAGAGGACTCCCAAGCCCGACTGATGGAGTTTTCCCCATGACTAAGCTGTCCCTCTGCTCCGATTCTGTTGTAGAGGTCAAGCGCACACCTGAACTGCAAATCAAGATACCGGCTCTCCAGTTCCTCCGGCCATTCCTGGAACGGATACCGTCTCGCCATGATCGCCGCTTTTGCGCTCTCCAGGCAGTCCTCCAGGATGGCCTCGTCCGGCTCATTCGTGCGGAGTTTCAACCTCGCCAGATTGTCCATTGTCCGCCCTCCTAGGTCTACCCGGCTTTTTAGGTGCGGCGGGAGGCGGCGTCGGTTCATCCAACACCGTCCCGTGCCGCTTCATCATATCCGCGTCTTCGGCCTTGATAGAGACCTGGGCACCAACTTCATAAAACCGGCCACCATAACACACGCGGTAATTTGGAATAAACTTCATGCTGCCTCCCGCTTTTCTTAACTCTCGAATGTAGCTCCAGAGAAATTGAACGTCACAACGCTTTGGTTATCTACCAACACTTCGAAAGCATCGGTCTTCGTAACCCGGAAAATAATATCCGGGTCAAATGCAATGTCCTGCTTAGTAGGTGAACCATTTTTCTTGAAGGTCATTTTGCTTCCGGTCTTAGTCAGGTGAAACGGAAAGTAATAACCTTCTTGCTCGTCCGGCTCAGAACTGAACTCGGTGTATCCGTCACATGATGGAATGTACCGACTACAGATCCATCAGCCTTGACCGCCAGGTCATCTCCTACCAGCTCGGACACCTGCTTCCACAATAGGGTCTGACTGCCGGGGAAAAGGCTTAGAGTGTCAGACCCGATCATCCCCCCAGGACGTTGAGCACAGCCACCTCGTCCATACGCTCGAAGGAGGGCAGGACGATTTCAGACGCGAAGGTGTTGATGTTTACAGGATGCTCCTGGAGAATACGGGTAATCGCAACACCTGTATTCACAATGGAAACCTCTGCGCTGGACGCTCCACGCAGATCCGCCTCTTCCGGAGTTGTTCCATACCAAGTGCCACCGAGTGCGCCGTCAGGAATCAGGCAGACATACCCATTGGGCACAAATGCATGGGCTACCTTGCTCTCGTCCCGGTACTGCTTGTCGTAAATGGCAATCCGCAGACCAGAAGTAGACTCCACAACCGCCTTTACTTCGGCGTCTGTCAGATAGCCAAGAGACAGGCCATTAGTGGTCAAATAACGATTCTTTACTGCATCCGTCTTGGAAAGCAGATTGAACGTGTAAGAGTTCATAATGGCGACCGTCAGTTCAGTTCCAGTCTTAGATCGGATAGCGTCTTTGACTGTCTTGAACGCCGCAAAGGGGTCAGCCGTAGAG